AAAATCTATATAATTATTTTGGGGTTCCGAAGGAGTCGACGGACATTGCTGAAGTCAAATTCACAGTCACCTAATCCAAGGACACCTCGACATCGGGCTTGCATTTCTCTTCCTTGGATTGAGGGGTCACATCCACGCTATCCATACCATCGTCAATCACAATAGGCACGCGAGTAAAAACGTTTTTTTCGGGCTGCGAAACGGCAACAGAAGGACCGCCCTGTTTCAGCGCGGTCAACTCGCGATTCGCCAACTGTAAATTCTTCGTCTTCTCAATAAGTTGCTTCTGTAACATGGTAACCATATTCTCGAGCTCGCCTACGCGATTATTCGTCATCTGAATTTGCTGCTGTTGCTGTTGAATCAATTTCACCACATCCCCATTCGATAACTTGACGGGGCCCTTACCTGGCTGTTGTAACATAATAGGTCCATTTTCCTGCATCTTCGCCATCTCCTCCTTTATCATGAGTTCGCGCTTGGCCTCGATTTCCTTGATTTGGATGAGGACATCCGGCTTCATCTTCGGTAAGCCCGGTTCGTATTTCTCCAAAAGACCATCGATGCGCTTCATGAAGAAATCATAAATCGGCTTTTCATCCGTAAACTTGATAAACATTTCCACCGTCTTATTCGACTCCTTTAAGTAATCCGGGTGAGGATTTTCCAACATCTTACGCTTATCAAACGTATTATGCTCATGCGAAAACACTAAAATCGACTTCAATGGGTCTAATTGCACGAAGGGAATCGTATAGTCCTTCAAAAACGCACGTTCCTCCGCGAGGGCAGCATGGTCTTCATAGCGCGATTGTTTCAATAGTTCGGCCTTGAATGCAAATGTTCCCGCGGTGGCATGATTGGGGCCATAGGGCCCGCATTGAATCATCTTTTGGATATGTTTAAAATAAATATAAATCTCACTCGAACCTGCACATAAGGCCTCAGGGTGCGATTCCAACTTCTCTACTGCATGAGATACGCGGTCCGGAGGGTAATAATCATCGTCGTCCATATATACGATAATGGACCCCTTCACGAAACTATGCATATAATTACGCTTCGCTCCCAGTGTCATCTTTTGCGGAACATCAAAATAACGAATTTGAGGGATATTCGACTTGTCAATCAAATCTTTGACTTTATCGGTGCCATCATCCACGATAATCCACTCCATGCGGTTTTTGGGGTAGTCTTGATTCCGGAAACACTGAAGCATGTTTTCGATAAACGGACGACGGTTAAAGGTTGGGGTGCATATCGAAACAAAGGGGTAAACCTTGGTAGCGTTCTTCTTCTTACCCATTCTTGTAGTATATACAGACACAGAGGTTTATTATCTGTAGTTCAAACGTTGACTTTATATTTGTATAGTAAGAAATATACAAATAGGGGGGTTTTCCTAAAGGACTGCACCGTTATTTCTTCCCGCGATTCTTACGAGTGCGGCAATATTTACGGGTCTTACCCGAGACAAATTTACAGCTTTTCTTCGCGTTATTGCAGCGGCTTTTCGTTCTCTTTTTGCAGGGGGTCTTGATCTTGCCGGACATGGTTCCCTTACCTTGTATATGTAATACGTAGATTATTTTTCCGGAACCGGCCCCTCGGGGTGTGCCGCAAATTTCCCCGCCGCCCGTAAACGAAAACTATTAATACAAAAACTAGAAATCATTGCTATCAACGTTCCTGTCATTACCATGAGACCATTCTTTAAGGGTAACGAACGTATATTCACAGAATAATCATAAAAAGAAAATAAGAACATGACGAGAAACGCCAGATAAAACAAATAGGTATATAGGAAATCCATAATCACATTAATCGTTATCATAATCTTTTCGAAAAACGTATTCGGTGAACAATCGGTTCCAATACGGATTTGATGTTTCGTATTTTCCGCGTATTTTCGCAATGTATCGAATAGTTTATAATACCCCAGCTCCGGCTTTGCGTAGATAAAGATACCAAATAGAGAGTAGATTGCCACATATAAGAAAATGAATATGCCAACAAATGGAATCGTTAGAATACATAGGATGATGAGTCGTATGAGGATGGTTAATAAATATTTATAATACACAGGTCCGTCTGGAAAATAATTCGCAGCATTAAACCAGTCCATGAAAATCAATACAATGAAAATAATATACAAGAAATTCACGGTTTTGTTATTTAAATTCATGCGTAGAATATCGATAAACATGGTTCTCAATATGCCTGGATAATAATAGTAAAATAATACCAATCCCACAAACAGGATAATAAAACATAATGTAGCGTTTAGATACTTCTTTGCGGGTGTAGTAAAGAATCTTACGAAATAGTATTCGGAGGACTCCACATACCACCATGCAAATTGGAAGAAAAACAAAAACACGGATTCTATCGAGTAAAAACTAAGTTTCGAATCTTCGCGTAATTTTTTGAGTGAAATATCCTTTAATTCCACGCCTTCCTTATAATAGAGTTCATGCTTATAAAAAAAGAGAAAAAACATATGATATATCGCATAACAACTTATCAGGATGGAAAAAAAGGCCGCCACATATTTTTTGACGAGTTGGACATCCGTGAATTCTGGCAAATAGGTGAATTTGGACACATCCACATTCATCATGGAACTGTATTGTTTTGCCGCGTTCCCTTGTTTGTTATTTCGATTACCATTTTTTAATCGCCGACGCCCAGGCGTATTCTTATCTATCTGTGATGCCGATTGTCCTAGACCTACGGAAATATAAAACGCAATCATAAAGAACCAGGAATCAAACCATCGGTATGTATCATTGATGAAGTCGATTAATTGTTGGCGCGGGTCGTCGGTTTTCCCTTTTTTATCTCCATTGTCGCACCCTTCATAGTCGGGATTATCTGCGCATGTGCTATCTTCGTTAAATCCTTCCTTGCCTACGCTTGGTGTGGTATTGTCCAATGTATCGAAAGTCTCTATGTTCTTTAAATTGTTGTCATCGGAACTAGACCGTTTCTGTTTTTTGAGATGTTTTATTTTTTGCTTCAATTCTAGGGTATGAAATCCATCTTTTGGGTCATCTGGACTCTCACTAAATAAATCGCTGTTCCATGTTGTTTTATGCGGTGAATCCATGTCTTTGCGACGTTACAAATAGAATAGATTCAAAATATCTACTCTATATGCATATAATAAAAAGGGGCATTTGACTTTACCTCGAGTATAGCATGGCACAATTACCCCCGATAAACGATAATATGTTATAACGCTCTTCAAATAGTGTCAAATTATAGTTATAGTCATACAGGGTCCAATTCGCCTTACTGACACCAATCGGATTTCCACTGGTATCGCAAATGACGTCAAACGTAGAATTCATAGGGTCGATGGGCGGAACATAGGTGGTAAGTTCCAACTCTATATTTTTAAATTTGCTTAAATTCAAGGCACCCGAGGGCTGGGTCTCGAAGGGACTCGTATTCAAACAGAAATTATAACAATAGAGACCTTCTTTTGCCGAACCCGCGGTCCGCACATATTTCTCGATGTAGTCGTATACACCCCGCGTCAATACATTTTCACGATATTCCCCGTTCAATACGATACCCATCGTCTCTAAAATTTCGCGACGGTTTTCCACATGAAAATTGCCGGTAATCGTATACCCATTATTCTTTCCATCCACAGGGTCGATGCCTGGTCCAAAAGGAAAACTCGGGTCATATACATTACCGATGGATTGGTCGGCAAACACCAAATCTGCAGGGATGGTTATATACGGCCAATTCGTATAATTACTCCATTCGTTCCGTAAATTCACATCATTACGTTGTAAATAAAACATCCAGTTTGCTATCATTCCATTCGATGTCAGCTTCACTCTCTTTGCGCCCGTTACGTTTTCGAAATTATACTGAAATACATCTTTTACTAAATACACTTGGTCTTCGAGTGCAAACATCTTGGCCTCTTCCTTCGATAAAAAACAATAGGTAGTCATTAAGTGTATATCTGCATTCCATACCGGGGTTTTATTGATATAGTTCGATGACGACAAATTCACAGCGGGCGGAGTCTGTAAAAATCGATACATTTGGTAACGATTTTGGTTGAAATCAGGCTGCACATAGGGACGATTATATTGATTATCGAATACATCACGCACCTGAAATAACTCTTGAATCGGTCGAATTGTCACCGATATTACCAATTCATTATATTGTAGAGATATGAGTGGAAAAGCACAGCTACTATTTAAGGTATACCATGTGTTGATGGGTACATACAAATTTCTACCACGTATAGAAGGTTCCGCCCCCGTGCTACTCGATGTATAATAGGTGGACGGATAGCTATTCGCTCTTCCATAGACATTGGCGGGGTCGTTCAAGCTCGGAACGTTTCCAGACATTTTGGCAAAGAGCTCCTTTTTCTCAGCTGAAAAATCCCGCTCTACCATCGCGGCCAAATATTCACCAGAATATTGTTGTAATTTAAGCGACCCACAGGTAATCGTAATATCTTTTATCATATGTGTCCCGACATCCTTTATCCAGCGAAAATCATAAGGCGCCCATCTATTATTCGTATCCGAGGTAGGATGATGTATAGGACTCCATATATCAGGTAAGGTTATAACTAAATAGGTATCCATCATAAGTTCCGCATAACGAGGCACTTTAAACGTAAAAGTAGAGGATTCAGTCAGCCGTAAATCGCGAATACCATCGTAATCTAAGCGGAACTTTTGTAAACCAAAATTACTATATTTGGAATATGCTACTTTGAAAAACGTCTTGCTCGGATTTCCGGTTAAAAACAGATTGTTTTGTCCGACTGCAATGATATTTAGTAATCCACCAGCCATCTTATGTTATGTTTGGTCTGTTTTCTCTTATTAGACTATACCTCGATATTTTTCTATATGTTTTTTTACCACTCAATATAACAAATAAAAATGTCCAGTCTATATAACTATATAACCATACATCTTTACAATCATGACGTTCTATAAAAAAGCATTACTCGTTCTTATCGTTATCATTCTTGGTTATGTCCTATGGAAACAAATCCAACTGCGAGGTGGGCTTTGGGCAAAGAATGAGGGTACAAAGAATGAGGGGTTTACGTTTTTTACTTCGCCGGATACGGAGTTGGCTTCCTTGAAAAAAGAGGCGAATGCAAAAATTCAAAACGTCAATGTAAAATATTATAAACTCCCTATAAAAGAATATTGCATAAAGGCTTCCTATAAT